TCATGACATCCCTCAACAACATCAACTGAAACTACTTTTACATTAGAACCATGTGTCGCCAAAGCAAGTAAGACAGTTGATCCCGCCCAGTATCTACCTATTTCTAATATGGTATCATTGTCATCACGCCAAAGACGCGCATACTTATACAACAATCCAGCTTCATGTAGATCTAATCGGATTATATTTCTTGTTTCTCTGGGGGAATTAAATAACCATAATAATTGTACAAAATCAGCCATATTTTATCATGTGTTTATCAAACTTTTAATAGTATATTCAGTATATTTGAAAGCAACGGTTGCTTGATGATATGTTGGATCTGCGGTGGTACTATCAAATGCCAATTCTGATAAACTCGTAGGAAATAATTGTTTGAAGTGTGCTTCTATTGTGGGATTCATTGAACTACTTAAAACAGTTAATACTCCAGATGTATATGAAGGCTGGCCTGTTAGCCAATTATAAATTTCCATCCAATTTTTTAAATATTCATCAACAAGAAATGTCACAGAAAGCTCTTCATATGAAATTGTTCCTGTACTACGAGCAAACCCCTGTAGTTGAGGAAGCCCTATTTCCATAGGAGAAAGAGTAATTCCAGGTAACGCGGCGGTTTGTACAAAGAAAGAAGTATTTGGTAATGCTGCAATATCAAATTTATATTGAACATCTGCCAAAGGATTCATATTTTTTGGTTGATTTGCTAAGCTTGCCATATCTCCGTTTCATCTTTTGAAAATAAATTTGGTAGTTTTGGAAAATCATCTCCACGATAATTGATCCAAACAAACTGTAGAGCGGGATGTTCTTCAATAACTTTAAAAATTTGTTTATCCCAATTATTATATTCGGCTTTCCATCCATCTACTCTTTTACTATCTTTACTGAAATAATGTTCTGTATCAGTATAGATGTTATCATAATAATTGTTATGATGATCAAAACCTAATAAGTAAACTTTTTCATAATCATTACAAGTAAAATCTCGACACGCAATGTGTAATGCTGAAGTTCCTGTAGACCACCCCAAAACATCTTCACCTATATTTTTTATCTTGTTTTCCATTCCTTTAGGGACCCAGATAATGTAACTTTGAGTTTTTGTTACTCCACTATCAAGTCCGGAAATATACACAAAATATTCACAATCAAATCTTCGATATGTTACATGTTCTGTTCCATTTGCTAAACCATCATATGCACTTGCGGGTAACAGATTCCATGAGTTATGTGTAAAATAACACTTTCCATCATATCCAGATTCAATAATATCACTCATTATCCCTGCATCAATAGCACAAATCACATCAGGTGTAAAATCTCTATAACAAGCATTACATCCTATAACTGTTCCATCTAATTTTGAGACATCAATGTTTTTTCTACTTGGGCCATTTCCTAGTACAAAAACAGAATCTATACCTTGAGCATCAGCTCCTTCATACATTTCACTACCTCCATTACTATACTAATATTTAGTAAGCATAAAAAAAGGGGTGAACATAAGCCCACCCCTTTTCAATGTTATCCTTAAAAAAGGATTACATAAGATTTGCAACGATAACGTGGCGATAGTAACGGTTAGCGTTAGCTGTAAGTGCTCCGTCACCTGCTCCGTTATTTGCGGAACTTGTGTCATTTGCGAAAGGATTAGAAACAAGACCATAACGAGTCTTAAATCCAATTTTCGGTTGGAAAGAGTTCTCACCAACTGCACGAACCATTTGCAACGGAACGTAAGGACAGTAGAACAGTCCTGCGTCATATGCAGATGAACCTTTGTAACCAACAGTAAAGAAGTTAGTTGCAGAGGAAGGTGCATAAGGATCGACATAAACTTTGAATCGACCATTAAGAGTACCAACCATTGTTGCTCCTGTGTCATCAACATTCAAGTCGTTACCCGAAGGTGCGCCTGAAAGTTGTCCGGCCATTGCAAGTGCGGATGCTACATCAGAAGATGTGATAAGGACATTACCTTTTCCTCTGCGAGTATCTTTAGCAATTGCGTTAGCTTCACGCTCAATCTGGAACATCAAACCCTTGAACTTCTCTACTGACCAACGGCCATTAGAATCTGTATCAAGGTCAAACGTACCGGCTGATGAAGTATTATGTGCTGCACCAGTCTTTGCGTTTGTATAAATGGTTCTCATAACTTCACGATTAATTTCAGCCAAGATCTCACTTGACAGAATATTCGAAAGTTCAGTCTCAGCATCCAAACCGTGAACGGCTTTAAGATCCTGTGCCAATTCCATTGTGTACTCAGCTTTGAGTGCACGTGACTTGGCGGTTACTGTCACTTTGTCGATTGCAAATGCCATTTCCGATATTGTAACATCGGCTTCTTGTGTCGCCGTTGCAACAGCGGTACCAGTTGTCATACTAGCATCTGCTGGGTTACTATTGGCGGAATGTGTTCCGGCACCAGAAAAGGATGTGTCGGCTTCTTTAGAGTCTGCTGCTTCTACACCAGCCTGAGATGTGATGTGAGACTTCATGGCGAAGATCAGTCCGGTAGGACCAGTCATCGGTTGAACTCCACAAACATCATAAGCGATGAGATTAGGCATGGCTCTACGAACCAACGAAATTAGGACAGGATCAACGGTATCAATGTTGCCACCTGTTTTGTTTGCGTGAGCCGCTTCTGAAATATTCCCAAACACGCCACTTCCTTGGCTGGCTTGTTCCCGCATTGCTTTCTCTTGGTTTTCCAAAAGAACTGCCGTTACGGCCTTCCGATATTGATCTTTAATCGGAGGGAGGTCTTCATGTGCAAGAACCGGACCCCACTTTTTTTGAAGGTCTTCAGCTAGGTACATATTATTCTCCTATAAGGTTTAAAATTAAAAATTATTATGAATTGTAGCGTTTTATCGCTGATGTATAATGTTGCATATCTTCGTCAATTTTTACTTCCCGTTTTTCATCAGAAACTTCAATTGTTTCATCCGTTTCTGTGATCTCTGAAGTAACAGCATCAGATTTAGGGAAATAACTTTCTTTAAGTACATTCAATTTCTCAGTATATTGCTCTTCGTTTTCATATTCAATACCTTCAGCTAATTTGGAAATCTTCTCAGTTTCCGTATCAGCTAAATCTTTTGTGGCACCACGAAGGACATCATCTTTTTTGAACTGAGCCAATTCTTTTTGGAGTTCTACTCCACGATTAATCTCTTCATCCAAAGAGGTTTCAAGATCTTCAACTTTTGTGAATAAGTCGTCAACCATGTCAACTTTCTCTTCAGGAATGTCGATGTAATGTTCTGTGAAAAGTGTTCTGAGTCCAGACATGAAATCTTCAACCAATTCGGAACGAATTCCTCTGTCGATTGCTAGTTCATTTTCGGACATCCACTCTTCAACAACATAGGTGAGATAACCATCAACTTTTTCTGTAAGTTCTTTTTGGAAAGTTTCACTATCTTGTGCTTTCTCTCCTTCAATTTCTTCCAGTTTAGTATTAAGTTCATCAACAACTTTTGCGTGAACTGCGGCTTCGAAGATAGTAGAGGCTTTTTCTTTGAACTCATCTGAAAGCCCTTCTTCGCCTTGTACAAGTGCTTCGACATCATCTTTGACATCAACTGGTGAAATATCTTCAGCTTTTACGGCTACTTTAGTACGAACTGCTTCTTGAACTTCTTCTTCTTCAATTTCTTCAAGAGAGGTTGAAGCCATGATTGATTCATATTTGGTTGCCAAATCAGATTTCAACATTCCATTTACTTGATCATAGATGTTTTTCAACATTTGATTCTTAGTTCCTGGAACTTCGAATGAAGAACTAATTCCGCCCATTTTACGTGATTTTGCCATTTTCTTCGCTCTTGATTTATCTACTTTAAAACCAGGTCGTGAACGCTTCTTCTTAGATTTTGCGATAGCTTTCTTACCGGCGGATGACTTGCGATATTTTGCTGCAGCCGCTTTCGCTTTAGATGACATTTTCTTTTCATCGACAGGAACTTCTTCTTCCTCATCGCCTTCTTCTTCTTCACCTTCTTCTTGTTCAGCGACTTCTTCTTCATCATCGCCTTCTTCTTCATCATCTTCTTCTTTTTTAACAGAGGCTTTAGAAGTTTTTCCTTCTTCTACTTCCTCTTCATCATCTTCTTCTTCATCACCTTCTTCAGTAATGAAGTTTTCAGCAATCCATTCATCTACTTTATCTGCTTCAATACCTTGATCAAAGGCATATTCCAAGATTTCATCAAGGCCTACCTCAACCAAATCTTCTGCAACGTCTGAAGAATCTTGTTCAACTATTTCTTCTATTTCTTCAGACTCTACTGATTTTAATTCTTCAGACATCTAAATCTCCTAATTTGTTCTAATTTAAGTATATTTACTTGTGTATTATTTAGTAATTTTATAAACTTGACATAAACTGATCAAAGGCTTTTAGTTGATAAACATCTAACTGCTTTTGACTAGTTATTTTCATTTGTTTCTCTATTCGGGCAATATGGCGTTCATCAAGAATACCATTTTCCCATATCCACTCTTTACCTTCCATAATACCATTGACAAAAGCCGCTGGAGCGGAAGGATCGGCAACAATATCTGCAGCAGTTGCAAGATAAAAATCATCTTGTACGTGACTACAATTGCGACCTACAGGCTTTAAGGAGCCCATTCCTCTGGATGAGACACCCAAACGGGCACCCTCATCGATAAGGTTCTTTACAATTTTACCATAAGGTGTATCCATAATCTTGGCTCGACCTACGTAATTGCCTCCATCCTCTTTTAACTCTGTAATCATGTGGGAAACTCTTTCAAGATTGACAGTCGGGCCTTCTGGATGTCCTAATTCTCCAAACGCTCTTTTTTGTAAAATATAATTTTGTTCGTATCTCTTAGCTTCTTTTTGAAGAATTGCTTTTGGATATACTCTACCATTCCGATTCTTCACATTGGCTTGCATGAATACACCCTCAATGAAATAATTCTTTGCTTTCCCGGCGCCTTCACATATAAATTCTACA